TTGCTATAGACTATACTTAACCTATAGTAAAAGACTATTGTCTAAAATATCGATAGTGGGTAGTTACTAACTAGTCTAAAGCACCCAACATGGGGTTATGAAAAAAACGTATAGATTGCCACCCTTCGCTCAGTAGGGTTTTTACGATAGGGGGTGGGGCCTGGGGACGGGTGACCGGCAACAGACCGACAGGCCACACACTAGACAGACGCTAGTCAGTACTCACCAGGGGTTGGGTATGTCAGCACTAACACACAATCACAAACGTAAGTTAGCGCCCACTTGAATGGGACTTGGGGTTGGTTTGGTAGTGCACCCCACTTCTCGCCCCCCATAAAAAAAATCATGTTTTTTGGTAGACTGTTGTTGATTGCAGTTGCCGCTTCAATCAGGGGTATTTCTGCCCTTAGGCCAGCCTCTTGTGCTGGTCTTTTTTTGCCTGTAGGATATGGTTATACGTAGAGGTGTAGAGATGACGATAGCTGCGATAGAGAAAGAAGTAGGTGTACGGATGCCACAGCCGAGGGTGGTGTATTCCTATCCTTACGAGGAGATGGATGTTGGGGATAGTTTTGTAGTTCCTGTTGCTGCGAGGGGGAAGGTGTTGAATGCGAACTACAGGGCTGGCAAGCGGTTGGGGTGGCGGTTTGAGGCTAGGACGGAGGGTGAGCAGGTTAGGGTGTGGAGGGTGAGGTGACTTCGCTTTTGTGGATGGGTGAGGATGAGTTGAGGAAGACTTGTCGTCTTTTGATGGCTCACCTTATTTACGAGCAGAAGAAGCAGGAGCAGTTGATTCGGTTGGTGCAGGAGGCGGCATCTGATGGCTACAGGATTGGATATGGAGATGCGGTGGCAGACAGAGCTATACGCATCTCGCAAGCAGTTGCAGTGGGAGATGCAGAGGGCTTTGTCGTGCACTAACGTGAAGATGAAGAGGGTGTTAGCTGCCCAGTGGAAAGACAAGTATTCTGAGCATCATTACAACGAGTTGATTCGCTGTGCTAGGAACAAGAGTGTTGCTGGTGACATCATTGCTTGGAACCTTGACGGGTTCGACAACAAGAAGACAAGATGAATTTTGATCTAAAGAAGTTTTACAAGTTTTGCTCTGAACTCAAGATTGAGACAAAGGAGGAGGGCTTGAAGAAGATGGGAAATCTTCTGGGGACGCAGACGTATGTGATGGAAGAGATTCAGAAAGGGTTGAATGAAGATGTTCATTTCTTTGTCATTCTCAAAGGCAGGCAGTTGGGCATTACGACAATTTCTTTGGCGCTTGACCTTTACTGGCAATTTACACACCCTGGATGGCAAGGGACTTTGGTTGCAGATACGGAAGAAAACCGTGACATGTTTCGCTCAACCCTTGCCATGTATATGGAGGGTTTACCAAAGGAATACAAAATTCCGCTTGTCGCGCACAACCGCAACCAGATGGTTCTTAAAAACCGCTCCAGACTTTTCTACCAGATTGCAGGCAACAAGAGCAGGCTTGGTCAGGGTAAAGCCATTACCTACCTACATGGAACTGAAACGGCTTCGTGGGGCAATGAAGAAGGGCTTGCATCTCTGATAGCTTCTTTGGCAGAGAGAAACTCAGAGAGGCTCTACATGTTTGAGTCTACGGCTCAGGGTTTCAACATGTTCCACGACATGTACAAGACTGCCAAGCGAGCAAAGACGCAGAGGGCCATTTTCTGTGGATGGTGGCGTAACGAGTTCTACTCTGTTGCTGGCGACTCTCAGATTTACAAGGTGTACTGGGATGGCAAGCTCAAGTCAGAGGAGAAGGAGTGGGTCAAGGAAATTAAGAAGCTCTACGGTGTTGACATCAATTCTAGGCAGATAGCTTGGTGGCGGTGGAAGATGCACGAGGGAATCAAGGACGAGACTTTGATGTATCAGGAGTTCCCGCCTACAGAAGACTATGCTTTTGTGATGACGGGTACTAGTTTCTTTTCTCATACAAGATGCACAGAAGCTGCTAAACAAAGCAAGAAGAAGGACTATGAAGACTTCCGCTACAGTTTTGGTCAGTTGTTCCAAGACACCGAGGTGCTCAGAAGTACAGAAAGACTGTCCACGCTTCGCGTGTGGGAGCAACCTATTGACTCGGCTTACTATGTTATTGGAGCCGATCCAGCCTACGGAAGTTCAGACTGGGCAGATAGATTTTGCATACAGGTGTTCAGATGCTACGCTGACGGCCTTGACCAAGTAGCAGAGTTTGCAACCAGTGAACTCAACACTTACCAGTTTGCATGGGTCATTGCTCACCTTGCTGGCGCTTACAAGAACTCGACTCTGAACCTTGAGGTCAACGGCCCTGGGCAAGCAGTCATCAACGAGATACGCAACCTCAAGCGCATGGCTGTGAGCATGGGCGGCCCTATGGGTCATGGTCTTATGGATGTTCTCGGTTCTATGCAGAACTACATTTGGCGTAGGAACGATACGCTCGGCGGCATCTCCAACAGCATTGGTTTTCTGACAACCGCTTCTACAAAAGAGCGGATGCTCAACTACATGAAAGACTATTTTGAGCGGGAGATGATGAACATCTACAGCATGGATTTGCTGGAAGAGATGAAGGGTATTGTTCGTGACAATGGGTTCTTGGGTGCGCCGGGGCGTGGCAAAGACGATAGGGTCATTGCTACTGCTCTTGCATCTGTTGCTTTTGCTGAACAGATACAGCCTCGTCTGATAGCCTCCAAAATAACAAGAGAAGTTAACAAGGCTCAAGAAAACTATACGCCTGAGCAAATTGCTGTTGGCAGGAACGTCAGTGACTATCTAAAACGTATAGGTTTGTATGGAACACAGTAATCTTACGGTAGTGGCGGTATATGGGCATAACGATGGATCTAGCGTCATTCCTAGCCTCGTTAAAAGCATGACGCAGCTACCGGGTAGCAAAGCTCTTTTGATAAGCCCTAGCAGGCCAGAAAGCCTTCCTTGGTTTGTAGAACACAAGGCTATCTTTTCACTGGACTACTTCCAGTACTCGTGGTTCATGATGTATGCCTTGCATAACTTTATAGACACAGACCACGCACTCATAGTCCAAGATGACGGCTGGGTCATAGAAGGCAACAATTTTGATCCTGACTGGTACAAGTACGACTACATAGGCGCTCCTACACACTGTGCTTTGGCTGGTAGCCAGTACTACTGGAGTTGGAGTTGGCAGCAGCAACAAGAGCCTATGCACATCATCCAGAACGGAGGTCTGTCTCTACGTAGCAAGCGGATGATGCAAGCCCCAGGCAAGTACGGCATCATTCACAGAGCTTTCAATGTCCAACCTTTCTGCAATGAAGATGTTCAGTTGTCTGGTTTTATGAGAAACGATCTGGAGAAGGTTGGGATGCGTTACGCGCCTGATGGCATTGCCAAGTACTTTTCCATTGAGTACATGGGGCCGGGATACCACGACAACTTTGATCTTGACAAGCTTTGCGGATGTCACGCACCTACTCGCAAGTTAGTTGGCGCTTACAAGCTTATGGTTGATGTGACTCAGCATCCTCCAGAAAACATGCATGGAGAACCAAAATTTTTGCAGTTCTTGTTAAAGAAGGGGTATGAAATTGTCTACTTCAAACGCGAAACCGCTGAGCAAAGTGGAACTCAAGAAGCAGATGCGGCGGTTCTATGACGACAAGGACAGAGGCATTTCTATCCAGCATTTCTGCGACTTGGCTGGCATCTCTCACAGAATGTTTCACACAGTCTTTGTTTACGAAGAAGAACCGCTGTCAGAACACATCCAACTGCGAGTAAACAAGGCATACGCTCACTGGAAAGAAGGTTTTGTACGGGTCATGCGTGACCACACAAGAAAACACTGGGTTGAGTACCGGCGCGTTGCTCAACCTCCCATCATCAGACAAACAAAACTACAGGTCACTCCTGAAGGCGTGAAAGTCAAGGTCGGACTCGTCAACCGGCATGACTATTCCAATCCTAGCTTTGACGAGCAACTTAGAGGGTAAAAATGGCTGTTCTGAAAGACTACTACTGCGAGACACACGGCATTTTTGAAGCATGGGAAGCTAAATGCCCTATGAAAAACTGCAAGGGTGAACTCAGTGTCGTGTTCCTAAAACCTGTTGGCATGAAGTCAGATAAAACCAAGCGCACGGACAAAACAGTCCAGCAACTCGCTATGGACTACGACATGACCGACATCAAGACTACCCGCGAGGGAGAACACCAGACCGGCTACCTCAAACGTCACAACCAACTGTCTGACAAAGAGTTTGCACAAGCTGATGCCATCATGAAAGAACAACAAAAACAACAAGGCCCACGCCCTGGTGACCAAGCCATTTGGGGCGGCGGCGGCAACATCAGCATGAAGTCTGTTATGGGCGGTCAGTTCAAGCCCGTAAAAGACGAGACTGTAAGTATTAACCCTAAGTCAGCAGGAAATTTGACTGGCCCAAGAGCAGGGGTTATTATCAACGACCATGAGAACTTGCAAGTTAGCAAATCATGAGAATACCAACTGAGCCAATTGAGAGAGAAGAGTTTTACCTCGAACTCATTCAGAAATGCTTGGTTTCGCGTGAGACTCGCAAGGTTGACTACGGCTCACTGCGAAGCTGGTACTTGTTTGGCAATGGCCCAGACGAGTCCCCGGCTTTGTACAACAAAATTTTCCCTCACATTGACCAACTAACCAGCTTTCTCTACTCAGCAGAGACAACTCGGTTTAGCATCAATGTGGGCGCATCAGTCAAGAAGGGTGAGTACACCAAGATTCCCGTGCTTACCCGCTCTCTAAATGACCGCTGGCTAGACAGCAACGCAGATCAGAAGTTTGCACTGGCAACTACATGGTCACTTTGCTACAACAGTGGGTTCATTAAGCTGGTCATGAAGGGCAAAAGTCCTCACCCACACTACGTAGAACCCGCCTGCATAGGCGTTTTACGAGAAGATATACCCGGTTTGGACAACCAAGAAGCCTTTGTTCACACCTACTACATCACAAAATCTGAGCTTTATAGCCAGTTGTGGAGCCATCCACACCGAGAAGCACTCGTAAAACGGGTGTCTTCGATGCCTCATGAACGCACAGAAATCGCAAATGGCATCGAACGCATCATCATGAACCAAACAAATCCCACGTTGTACGGCAATGTGAACTTGGATTTGGGGGGCATGAACCGCTACAAAGCAGAAGTAGCGGAAGAAACCATTGAAATGACAGAGTTGTACATCTGGAATGACGACATTCAAGACTACCAAGTGGTCACAAAAGCAGACCCTGATGTCATCATCTATGACCGTGCAAACGAGTCAATGTTCTTGAAGGGCGAAATTCCCTTTGTGCAAATCACCCCCAACCCCTTGTACGACTACTTCTGGGGAATGTCGGAGGTACAGCGGCTCATCTTCTTGCAGCAACTACGCAACAAGCGAATGGCAGAGATTCTTGATCTGCTAAGCAAACAAGTTCAACCCCCAACGGCTCTCATCGGATTCACAGGCATCCTAGATGAAAAGAACTTTGCTCTCAATCGCGCTGGTGGCCTTCTTGCAACTGATATGCCCAACGCAAAGGTCGAAAAACTCGCTCCTCAGATTCCTCCCGATCTATTTCGAGAGATTGGCGAAATCGACTTGATGTTTGAAGAGGCTAGTGGAATCGTCAGTGTTTTGCAGGGTCGTGGCGAATCAGGCGTGAGGTCGTCAGGTCATGCTTCTCAGCTTGCCCGTCTTGGCTCCAGCCGTGCCAAGAAACGCGCCCTCGTCATTGAAGACTCGCTCGAAAAGTTGGCTACGCTCTACCTGCGCTGTATGCAAGAGTACGACGACACACATTACCTTGATGACAATGGTGTGCCTTTCATTGCAGACCAGTTCACCAAAGACTTTGTAGTCAAGGTTGATGCACACTCCAACAGTCCGATCTTCATGGAAGACATGAGGACAATGGCCTTTAACTTGTTCAATGCACAGGTCATTGACAAAGAATCTTTACTTGACTTGGTTGACCCGCCTATGAAGCAGATGCTTAAAGACCGGCTCAAAAAGCAAGAAGAAAAGCAAGCTATGCAAGCTCCTCCAGAGAGCATGTTTGAAGGTAAACCTCAACTTAAACAGGTGGGATGATGGCTACAGCACCCGGAACTAGTTCGATGACCGCGCCCAAAGCTGACCAACCTCGCGTGACTACTGAGTCGCTAAAACGGGGTGAAGGAACGCCAAACTTGACAATGCGTCAAACTGGGTTTAAAACCTATACCGGGCGTAATCAACGGGATTACAACCGCCGTTAAGGAGCAAAAAATGTACGGAAGCAAAAAAGCTGGTCGCAAGACTCGTCGATAATTCCCCGTAAGGGATTAGGGTATGGCTGCTTCTCCTTTAAGTAAGTGGCCCCTCTGAACCAAGGAGCGCATAATGCGTAAAGGTCGTAAAGGGCGTAAAAGCCGTATGTAATCCGAAAGGATTTGTCTTCCGGGGCTGACATAAAATGCCCCGACCTATTGCAAAAAAGTTTGTAATGTATTACAAACCGCGCTAAGGAGTTGAAATGAGTGTTCCAGCAGACAAGTTAATGGAGTTGATGAAGGGCGTTAGATCGGCAGGCGCTCCTGCCCCCGTTCCTGGCATGGCTCCGGGCGCTGCGACAACAATGCCAGCACCAATGACAGATGTTGAAACTCCTCCCATTGCTGCTCCAATGTCTACGCCAGAACCAAAAATGGGTAGTCGAGAAGCTGCACTAATCAACATTGGTATGGCTATGGATCTGCTAGAACAGTCCATTCCCGCTCTTGGCCCAGAATCGGAAGAAGCCCGTAAAACGCTAGATGCTATTCGCAATCTGACCGGCGTTCTCGGCCCACGCAGAGGCCAAACCAACGAACTTCAGCAAGCTGAAATTCTTCAGATGCTGCAATCTCTCCCTCAAGCTGGTGGCGCAACGCCTGAAGGAAAAGCTCTAGCACAAGCGCCCGTCCCTGGTATGCCGCCTATGGGCGGTATGCCACCACCACCCCCTATGTAAAAGGAGTTCATCATGGAACTGTTTAAACCACGTGGCGCAGCCTCTCCTCGCCGCCCCACCGACAACAACCAACAAAACGGTGTTATCACCAACACCCCACGTTTTTCTGAACTTGGCGGTCTGTCTTCTCCCAACAAAGTTGGCAAGAGTGGCATGGCTGTAAAAAAGCCGGGTGACGGGAAAAAAGTTATTTAACGTATAAAGAGGGTAACAAATGTCTCTAGAAAATCTTTCTCCAGAAGCTCGGGATGAACTTGCGGCACTGGCTCAGCGACTTGCTGACAACCCAGAGACTCGCAAAGACTTCTTGCGTATGACTAAGAAAGTCAACCCCGATCTGCCAATTCCTGAACTTGAAATTGATGACAGAACCACTTCTGCCATCACTGAGATGCGTAAGGAAAATGACGTTATTCGTGCCAAGCTCCAAGCTAAAGAAGCTCAAGAGATGCTCGACAAACGGCGGCAGTCTTTGGTCAAGAAAGGTCTAGTAGACAATGAAGACGAAATTGATGCCGTGGAGAAACTCATGTTAGAGAAAAAAATCGCTGACCATGAGACTGCGGCACAGTATCACCAGTGGATGAAGCAGGCGGCAGTACCGACTCCTTCTGGATACCAACCTTCAGCCGTCAAGTCTTTTGACCTGAACAAGTTCTGGAAGAATCCGGCCAACGCCGCCCGTGAAGAAGCTGTGAGAGCGCTCAATGATGTTCGCAAACCTATGCGACCCATTGGATTGTAAAAGAGGGTATTTTTTTCTAGGAGAGAACCATGCCTATTGGTGGCGGTATTCTTCCGGCAACAGGTAGTTCGCAGT